GCAAGAGCAATACTAAATAAAGCGAGTGAGAAATGACTGCGAATGAACTGGCTGATAAATTAGATTTAGTGCGTATAGAACTTACGATACAAGCATCCGCTATGCTACGGCAACAACAGGCTGAAATAGAAGCGTTGAAACAACATTGGAGCGAACCACAGACAGACTTAATAGTTTTGCTACGAGAAGAGGTGACATTAATGCAAAAGTATTTAGAGGAACAAAACTTGCGTGAACATTTTGTAGCATGGAGGCATGAGAAATGATTACTGCAACCATCGAAATCCAAGTGGATAAGACGCATACATTTGTACGAGTTTGGGGTGAAGGTATTGCATTGGAAATTGCCGAAGAACTAATAGAAATAGCACGAAACATGGACACCGAAACTTTGATGGGTATTCAAGTAATCAAGAAACAATCTAACTAAAAAAGCGAGTGAGAAATGACTACACATTATGTAACTGACCAAATATGGTTTCCTTGCGATGATTGCGGTAAACAAATAACACATCATTCTATACATACTTGTTCACCACAATTAAAAATTATCATGAACCCTGACATCTTGCCAACGCTTGAAGAGTGGAAGTTAATTTGTGAGATGGTTAAGCAACAGCGTGAAATTTCCGATGATGAGATAAAACAAGTATATGGCAAGTACTTTGATGCAAAAAATTGTGACTGGCTACACATTGAATGTATCCGAGCCATATTAAAGAAGGCGAGGGAGAAATGCTGATAGGTTTTCAGAAAGAAGAATGGGAAAAAGCTTACGAGGATTGGGTAAAGCTGTTAAAGGTAGCAAATGCAGAAGAAGAGATGCTTTCTGACCCAAAAGCAATATGGGATGAGGCGTGGCGACAAGTAACCTTTATTAGTTGGGCAATAGTCGAGGCTAAAGTCCCACCACAATATCGCCAAGATGTCCTAGACGCTCTTAAATTAAGGCTAATGAAATGATATTGCGTGAGTTAAAGCCAAGGCGTAACCGTACTCGTATAGCATCCCAAAGGCGTTCTAATCGATTTATGAGGGGTATATTCAATCGTTACCACTTCCATAAGGCTTTAATGAGTTACGGCAGGCGTAAATTAATCAGGTGGTGGCATAAAACAACACTAGGGAAAACACCTAGAAAATAGTTCTTGCACAAATGGATAACAAAGATTAAAGTTTATACATACCGTATCGGACGGTTTTTTAGGAGAAACAAATGAAGACAATCAATTTATGGATATATCAACAAGAAACAAATGTGTACATGGGCGAAAGTTCTGAGTTGTGCATAAACACAAATGTCGCAGAATTAAAAGGCACACCAATCGAATTTTGGGGTAATACTTACGATGAAGTTATTGCCCAAGTCAAGACATACGCAAAAGCCAAATTTGGTACAGGCGTTATTAAATTACACTAACAGCATCAATTTAATCAATGGGGCACTAGCCCCTTTTTAGGAGAAACAAATGACAACAATTAGACTTAAAGATGCTATTCAAGCAATAGCTCAAGGTGGCTACATTAAAGAGCCAAGCAATTACTTCTCAAAACATACATGTGTCTTAGACAAAAATGGCAATCATGTTGGTTTAGTTACTTACAATTGTTATTTTGAGGTTTTAGATTGCTTGCATGGTTTATGGCAACATGGACATCAACTAAAGGGTGATGACTACCTTGATAAGGTATACAGCTATGCTACGGTCAAAGGTGACTTTAAGAAACTCAACCAAATATTGGGGGGCTAAGTAAAATGAAGACTTATGCATTCGTAGCTTTAAATAAACATGGTTCATCTGAAATATTTTTAGGTGATTTTGCAAAGATGCCTACTCTAATTCAAGCTAACAAAGAACTCAAGACACGCAAGATTGTATCGAAAGTCATTGCGGTTCTAGAATCTTCTCGTGATGTAGAAATGCGCTATGAATCAATGGCTTGGTACTTAAAGCCTGTGCAGGAGGTGGTATAATGATATTAGGAAAAGATACAGGTTCTTTAGCGAACTACGTTTACGGTAATTCAGGAAGTCCTGAGCCGAAAGTTGGCATGGGATGTACGCAGTTACTATGGTCAGACCGCAACGCTTGCACAATTATTGCAATTGATAGCAAGGGGATGCTAACCGTGACACGAGACAATACTAAACGAGTGGATAAGAACGGTATGTCAGAGAGCCAAGAGTATGAGTACACTACAAATCCTGACGGACACAAGTATTTCTACAAAAAAGACAAGACAGGTCGTTACCGTCAATATGTATGGAACGAAGAAACAAATCGATATAACAAGCTAGGTCACGGAACAGGATTAACCGTAGGGCGCAGAGAAGAATACTACGATTACAGTTTTTAAATAACAAGGGGGCTACTAAAAGCCCCTTTTATGTTATATACTAGGTCAAACAATAACTTTGGAGTAAAGTTTGTGGCTAGTAAAAAAACAGGCAATCCTAGAGGTCGTCCTTCATCCTATGACCCTTCCTATTGCGATAAGGTCATCGAGTTAGGAAAACTCGGCAAATCATTAGAACAGATGTCCTTTCAGCTAGGAGTACATTACTCTACACTCACTAGATGGCGTGATGAATTCCCTGATTTTTGCAATGCCTTAACCGATGCACATAGGTATTCACAGTGTTGGTGGGAAGAACAGGCTCAAACATACGTTATAGAACATAAGGATTCTGCTAGGATTAATGCAGGATTATGGGGCAAAATCATGGCAGCTCGATTCCCTGCTACTTACTCTGATAGGCAAAAGGTAGAGATTTCAGGTGGGATGGAAGTTGACCATGTGAACATTGCTATGGAAGACTTTATTAAAACTTTGCAAAAGGTGGTGGATAAATGAATATCAGAGCTAAGACTTGGATTGAGCTACATGCTGACGAAGACCGTCGTGTACGCTATGACGATACAGAGCACAAGCCTATGCAACGCAGGTTACCCCTTACTGAGGATGAGATAGCGTCTCTATTCGAGGTTAAAGTGGCTACATTGCACGATAGTGCGAACATCTTTAAGTTGATAGACGCTGTGCGTATGATAGAGAAGGCTCATGGTATCGCCTAAACAGGCGGAGATGCTCAAGCAAAGCTTGGCTCAAATAATACCTAAATTAGATAAAGTATCAGCCGAAGTTCTTATTAAGAAAAGTAAGTGGGAGCTAACAAGGCATGCTTACCAAAAGATGCCTGAGGGTGATTGGTGGAACATATGGCTATTCTTGGCAGGCAGGGGAGCAGGTAAGACTCGTACTGCAGGTGAATGCTTATGGCGACTAGCATGGGAACACCCAAAGACTCGGTGGCTTGTATCTGCTCCAACCTATTCTGATGTCAAGGATGTGTGCTTTATGGGTGAATCAGGGCTACTTAACATCATGCCAAGGCAGATTATAGAAAAGCATACTGTATCCGACAACGAGCTAACTCTGACTAATGGGAGCATTATCAAGGGTATTCCTGCAAGTGAGCCTGATAGGTTTCGAGGTCCACAATTTCACGGAGGTTGGCTTGATGAGTTAGCCGCGTGGGATTATTTGGACGAAGCGTGGGATATGATTCAGTTTGGCATGCGCCTTGGCGATAGACCTATCCTTATCTGTACGACTACCCCAAAGCCTAAGCCACTGATTATTGACTTGGTAAACAGGGATGGCGAGGATGTCTTCGTTACAAGAGCGTCTACCTATGACAACCTAATCAACCTAGCCCCAACCTTCAAACAGCAGATATTGCAGTACGAGGGCACATCGATTGGTAGGCAAGAGCTTTATGCTGAGATTATCGACCCTGAAGAGGGCGGTATCATCAAGAGGGACATGTTCAGGCTATGGAAGGCTGATAAACCCCTGCCACAGTTCCAATTCGTGCTACAGAGCTACGATTGTGCTACGAGTGATAAGACGGTCAATGACCCAACCGCTTGCGTTGTCCTAGGCGTATTTAAGCCTTCCCCTGACAAACCCATGTCGGTCATGTTGGTAGACTGTTGGTCAGAGAGAATGCAATACCCTGATTTACGTCCAAGGGTAATAGATGAGGCTACCACAATATACGGTGACCCTGATGAGTTTGGTAACGGTAAGAAGGTTGACCAAATACTGATAGAGGATAAGTCGGCAGGCATAAGCCTGATACAAGACTTACAAAGGGCAGGATTGAATGTGAGGGCTTACAACCCAGGTCGTGCTGATAAGACAGCAAGGCTAAACATCGTGAGTCCTATCATTGCTAAGGGGCTCATGTACTTGCCTGAGTCAGGCGTGAATGAGAATCAGGTAAGGGATTGGGTAGAGCCATTCTTGAATCAGGTGTGTGCTTTCCATGAAGTAAGGAACGATGACTATGTAGACGCTTTGACACAGGGATTGAGGTTACTGCGTGACATGGGATTCCTGACGGTGGATATGATTGTAGACAATTCGGATATGTATGTGGATGAAACTAGACCTAGGAGGGTAAACCCTTATGCAGTTTAATAACAAGTGGAAGACTTGCAAGTGCGGATTACACTTTCAGGACGTTAACTTTATACAAGCTCGTATTAGAGGGTATTGTTGCAAAGTATGCCGTGTTGAGTTGGTTACTACAACGAGAGCAAAGAGGTTAAAAGATGCCTTTAGTAGGCGTTGTATTGAATTGAATGCCTTAATTAACTCGGTGTTTGCAAAACGGTAAAAAGTTGATAAAGCATTCCTTTTCGTAATAATTGCGTATATAATCAGTAAAACAACTATGGGGTAACCATGCCTATTCCATCACCTGCTCGAATGAAAGCGATGTTGCAGATTGCAAAAGACCGCAAGCTGATGAACATTCGAAAAGAATTAAGCGGTGAGAGGGCTCGT